CCGTTCGTCATCCACTACATCGCGAAGAAGATCTCGCGGTCGTGTTCGGGATGTTCGCGAGACATCTGGAGCCTGGGCCTATGATCCGCCGGAACTACCAGGTCATCGGCCTCACCGAACGGCGCGACCGCTTCACCGTGGTCGTCCTACACGAGGGCGCCGCCGCCGGGATCGACCTGGGCGTGATGGTCTCGGAGTTCGTGGACCCGGCCGAGCTCGCGCCGGGCGGACTCTTCGACGGGTACTTCTCGAAGAAGGAGGCGCGGATCCTGCGGCGCGGACTGTACCGGTGGAAGGACCGCGACCCGCGGACCGGCCGGCCGCGCGGCGAGCGGAAGAAGGTAACCCAATCGGGGAAGAAGGCCACGAAGAAGAAGGCCCCCACGAGGAGACGACGATGAAGACCAGGACCCCCGCGCCGGACGACGTCGGCGAGTGCCCCCCGGATGACCGTCACCCGGGAGGGGTCTCCGGTCCGGTGATCCAAGGGAAGGCCGAGACGATTCTTTCCTTTCTCCCGACCGAATCCATCCACTTGATTCTCGGGAGTCCACCCTACGACGGGATCCGCGACTATCATGGGTCAGGGATCGACCTCCCGAGCCTCGGCGCCGACATTGCGAGGGTCCTGGTCCCGGGCGGCGTGGCCGTGATCGTGATCCAGGACCAGACGGAGAACGGCCACAAGAGCCTCACGTCGTTCTCGACGGCGTGCGCCTGGGCGACTCACGGCGATCTCGGCCTATTTGAAACGCTGATTTGGAATCGACCAGGCGTCCCGGGCGCATGGTGGGGCCGCCGCTTTCGGGTGGATCACGAGTTCGTCCTCGTCTTCTCCCGAGGGAAGCGCCCGAGGGTCTTCGACAAGGACCATATGAAGATTCCGGCTATCTACGCGGGGACCATGCAAACCGGTGGCGCGTGGAATACGAAAGGGGAGATGGTCCCTAACACGAGAAAGAAGGTCTCGGCGCTGAAATGCCCGGGGACGGTCATGACCTGGAACCCGACGAAGTGTGAGCCGCGCGACGAAGATCGCGCTTTGAAACGGAACCACCCGGCGACGTTCCCCCAGGCTCTCGTCTCGGATCTGATCCGATGCTTCACCGAACCGGGCGACATGGTTCTCGATCCGTTCGCCGGCTCAGGGTCGACGCTCGTCGAAGCGAAGAAGCTCGACCGACGCTACCTCGGGATCGAGCCGAGCGAAGTCTACCGGGATCTCGCGCTTCGTCGACTCGCACTACTGGATCTGAGCGATTGACCGGCCCCGAGATCCACCTCGACTTCGAGACCTTCTCCGAGATGAAGTTCGGGCGCTCGAAGCTGGCCGTCGGATCTCGCCGCTACGCCGCGCACCACTCGACCCTGGTCTTGTGCCTGGGATGGGCGATCGACGACGAGCGGCCGCGGATCTGGATCCCTTCCGACCCCCCGCCGCCCCGGCTCTTCGACGCGATCGCCACGAAGGGCGCGACCGTCCACGCGTGGAACGCCGGCTTCGAGATGGCCGTGTGGGAGGAGGTGTGTGTCCCTCGGATGGGTTGGCCCGAGATCCCCTTCGAGGCTTGGCGTGACACGGCCGCGGTCGCAATGGCCCACGCGCTTCCCTGGAAGCTGGAGGAGACCCTCAAGGCCCTCGGCCTACCGGGGAAGGACCCGGCCGGTGATCGCCTGGTCTCGAAGTTGTGCGCGCCGCGCCGATCCTCGAAGGCGAACTCGGACAATCGGTGGACCCCGGCGACGAAGCCCGCGGACTTCCACGCCCTCTATGAGTATTGCATGACGGATGTCGAGCGCGAGCGGTCCGTCCTGGACGAGCTCCCCTATCCCGACCTCTCGCCCGAGGAGCTCTTCGCCTGGCGCGAGACCATGCTCCTCAACCGGCGCGGGTGGCCCGTTGACCTGGAGTCGGTCGAGCGGATGATCGACGTCCTGGAACAAGATCGGAAGCGGCTCCTCGCGGAGCTCGTGAAGATCACCGACGGCGAGCTCACCTCCGCCGCCCAGGTCGCGAAGTCCCTGGCCTGGCTCCGGGACCGCGGCGCCCACCTGGACGACTACCGGAAGGACACGGTCGAGGCCGCGCTCAAGACCGAGCTCCCGCCGGAGTGCCGCCGCGTCCTGGAGATCCGTCAACACCTCGCGAAGTCGAGCGTCAAGAAATACGAGGCGATCTCCTGGCGCGCGTCCGAGGACGGGACGATCAAGGACCTGATCGCCTACCACGGCGCCTCGACCGGGCGTGACGCCGGGCGCGGGGTCCAGATCCAGAACTTCGTCCGGAAAAACATCACCTCCTCGGAGGACCATGACGACATCAACCTCGCGGTCGAGACCGCGGTCCGCGCGCTCAAGACCGAGCGGCCCCTCGACGCGATCGAGATCCTCTACGGCGAGGTCACCACCTTCGCGGCGAAGATGTCGCGACCGATGCTCGTCGCGAGCGAGGGCCACGAGCTCTTCGCGGGTGACCTCTCCCAGATCGAGAACCGAACCGTCCTCTGGCTCGCCGATTGTCCTTTCGGGATCGACGTCTACAACCGCGGCCTCGACGAGTATCGGACCTTCGCGAGCGGGTTCTACAACGTGGACTATGGCGACGTCACCCCGGCCCAGCGACAACATTGCAAGGGCGCGGTCCTCGGGTGCGTTTTCGGGATGGGATGGAAGACCTACATCGCCCAGGCGATCGCGTTCGGCCAGGAGCCGCCGACCGAAGCGAAGGCCCGCGAGACGGTGGACGGCTACCGCGCGCAGTACCCCGAGGTCGTCGACCTCTGGCGCGGGCTCAACCGAGCCGCGATGGAGGCGATCGAGCGCCGCGGCCGGTCCCGCTACCAGAAGATCACCTTCGAGTACGACGACGACTTCGACTTCCTCTTCATGATCCTCCCGAGCGGCCGCCGCTTGTCCTACTACCGGCCCCGCGTCCGCCTCATGGAGACGCCCTGGGGCGCGATGAAGGAGACCGTGACCGCGATGGGGATGGGGACGAACTTTAAATGGGAGCGCCGGAAGATCACGCCCGGCCGGTGGACGGAGAACGCGGTCCAGGCGATCGCCCGGGATGTGATGTTCTTCGCGGTCCGGCGGATCATCGAGGCGGGCTATCTTCAAGTCGGCCGGGTTCACGACGAGATCATCTCCCAGCGCCTCCTCGGGGAGGGGGATCTCGACGAGTATGTCGGTTTCATGACTAACCCCCCGTGGATGCGCGGGATCCCGATCACGGCCGACGGCTGGAAGGGGACCCGTTACCGAAAGTGAGGCCAGGCCGCCGATGTCCCGGACCTACCCGAAGCCGGACAAACGTGTCGTCAACGGGGAGCTCGACCCGCTTCGGATCGTCGACGGCCAGGCCCGGCGCCGCCTCCACCAGGTCGCGCGCTACCTGGCCGCGTACTGGCCGGCGCCCTTCCCCGTCCGCCTCCGGATCTGCCGGATGGACCGGCCGGACGACGGGATCGGGGACACCTACCGGCCGGCCGGCGCGAACCACCTGGTCATCCGGATCCACTCGGGCCTCCAGACCGCCTACGCGATCGACACCCTCCTCCACGAGTGGGCCCACGCCGCGACCTGGCCGGCGTCCGTCCGCCACCAGGAGCTCCTCGAACGGGTCCAGGGCCACCATGACGCGACGTGGAAGGCCGTCCACGGCGACATCCTGGAAGCCTGGGAGGACGGCGACGCGGACATGGACTCCTTCGACTGGTAGGGGTCCGGTCCAGGATCCTAGACGCTAGGCCGTTTTGCGGGTGAGATCCTGGACGTTAGACCGCCGGGGGGTTGAACTTTACACCCCCGTCCGTCACCTTCTCGCGCGCCGGGCCACTTTCGGCTCAAGGTTCTGGCGCGATCGCCGAAGAGGGAAACATGACCAACACGAAGCCCGCCGCCAAGAAGATCCCCTGCCCCCGCTGTGACGGGACCGGTTTTCATCCTTGCGGAGTCTGCTTTCGTTGCCACGGGAGCGGAGTGACCCACAAGGCCGCGCGACGGAAGACGCTCCTCGGGGTCCCTGCGGACGTGGGGGGCCTGGGCGAAAGCCGAGCCGATCGTCGAGCTCGACGCGAGCGCGAAGACGCCGAGATCGACGATCGGCTCAAGGTTCTGGCGCGATCGCCGAAGAGGGAAACATGACCAACACGAAGCCCGCCGCCAAGAAGATCCCCTGCCCCCGCTGTGACGGGACCGGCGTCTACCAGACCTTCGGGGTCTGCTACCGCTGCCACGGCCGCAAGGTCGTCACCCCCACCCCGGCGCGGGCGAAGCGGGAAGCCCTCCCGGCTCCCACCTCCCCCCAGGAGCTCGCGGACCGCGCGGGCGTCTCGACGGAGGACGCCGAGGCGGCCTTCGCCTACACCTGGGAGGACTAAGGTCCCCCGGCCGCCCGGCCGATAGGATCCTCAACCCTCAACCGGAGACCGAGACCATGACGACCCTGACCCCCGACCAACTCTTCTTCGAGAAGGCTGAGATCGTCCGCGAGATGGCGTCCGAAGCCGCCACGAGCGACGACGACGAGCTCGACTTCTATGGGGCCTCCCTGGCTTTTGGCCTCGACGATGAAGCCGCCGAGGAGGTCGACGTCTACCTGACGTCGCGGGTCATGACCGCCCGCGGGGCGATCTAAAGTCGCCCGGCCGCCCGGCCGATAGCTTCCTCACACCCCCAAGGAGACCGAGATGACTGACTTCCCCCGACCCCTGAGCCTCGACGACGCCTTCGCCGAGAGCGAGCCCACCCCGAGCCCCTCCCTGACCCCGACCCGGATCGTCCGCTTCCCGCGGCCGGCTTGCTTCGGCGAGCTCGATCGCGCCGGGTCTCCGATCACATCGGTCGAGGAGATGACCGAGATCGAGATCGACCGCGGCCTGGCGCGGATGCTCGCCGAGGAGTTCGGGTCGTGAGGGCCCGACTCGACATAGGGGCGATCGTCGAGCTCGACGGCCGCCGCGCCATCCTCCGCCGCCCTGGCGCGGAGGGCCTGGTCGCCGAGACCGGCGGGACCTGGTTCGTCCGCTTCCTCGACTCGGGGGAGAAGGACATCCGCAACGTCACCCCGGCCGACCTGGTCGAGGTCGCGGGTCCGGCCCTTCAAAGGGCCGAGGCTCGCAAGGCCCGCCAGGTCGCGCGGCTCCGCGTGGTCACGGCCTGGATGTGTGGGATCGTCATCGCCCTCTTCTTGGCGCTCGACCCCCGCGGCGGGCCGACGGCGATGTTCGGCCTCGGGGTCGTCCTGATCGTGGCCCCGGGGTGCCTGGTCGCCCTGGCCTTGAGGGGGATCGTTCGGGGGGTCCGGAGGGCCTCGCTCTAACGTCTTCTCCTTGCGTTAGAAGTCGAGGCCCTCCAGGATCGCCCAGGATCGACGATCTCGGGATGGGCTGGACGCTAGGACCTGGCTCCTGGAGATCTCCCCAGGGCGACCCCGTAGCCCTAGCCCTCGCCCCGCTCACGAGCTCGGCTCCGGTACGATACCCACCCGCCGAGCCGGAGGCCGGCCCATCCCAGGAAGCCGCGGACCGGGCCCACCCGGCGGGTCCCGGAAGTGGCGATCGTTCGCCAGGCCGTGTCCGCCGAGGAGCGGGGAGCTCCCACGCGATAGAGCCAGTCGTGGACCACGCCCGCGATGTCGTGACGATCCCATCGGCCCATGACCAGGCGGCCCAGGACGGGGACCGAGGAGTAGTCGGTGTCGAAGCCGGTCGGGACTCGGATGATCGTCCCGTACTGGGAATTACGCGGGCCCAGGCCGGCCGCTCCCGACTTCGAGTCATGGAAGGGGACGAGCTCGGGGTCGACGTATCCCAGGCCGACGATCAGGTCTCGAAGGAGGAGTCGGCGCCCGTCGTCCATCCGCTCGGTCTGGAGCGGCTCGGAGATCATCCGGGCGGAGCTCACCGGTTGGCGCCCTGGTCCTGGTCCACCGGATGGACCCGGAGGCTCCCGCCTTCGGCCACTTCGGAGAGCTTCTCGACCACGGCGACGGCCGCCGAGCTCGCGACACAATGGTCATCGACCACGCCGGAGACGCCGCACGCGACGCCCTGGTAGCCGGCCGCGGCCGCGGCGCCCAGGCCGAGGAGGGTGAGGAAGCCGCGCTTGATGCGGGCGATGGAGGGGAAGGAGAAGAGCATGTCGAGGTCCTTTCGAGAGTTGGTCGGGTCTGGATCAGAAGCGGTCGAGTAGCTTCGGATCATACTCGACATGGAGGTGGTCCCTTTCCAGGACGACGTCGAAGTCCAGCCCGAGGACGTTCGCGAGTCGCTTCCGCCACCGTTGGGCCGACGCCTTCTGAAGCTCCGCGAACGAGGCCCCGAGCTCGGAGGCGATCCCCCCGCGCCGGGCGACGTCGACGTCGATCCCACCGCGCCGGGCGCCGTAGACTCGAACGTCCAGGGCCGCGCCGGAGTAGTGCTTCGAGTAGGCCCCGTGGCGGCCGTCATTACCTGAGGTGACCACGACCACGTCCTCGATCAGGGCGGGCGCCGTTCGGGCCAGGGCGCGCTCGATCGTGTCGATCGCCCAGGAGCCGACCGGCCGCTCGACCGTGGAGTCCTTGTAGGCGATCCTCATGAGTTCACGGTCTGGGTCGGGTGGAGGTTCTTCCTGCGGTCACGCTCCAGGTAGCGGATCCGGTCTTCATGGTCGAACCCGATCCGGCGGAGCTCCTCCAAGACGGTCGTGATCTTGCCTGTGAAGTAGAACCCGCCGCCGATGATCGCGACGGCCTGGAGGACCGCGACCGCGGTGACAACCGTTTGCGCGTCCATGACCTATGCGTCCTTGCCGCGTCGATCGACCCACCCGTAGGTCAAGGCCCAGACGTCGATCGCGACGTTCGGGAGGGAGCCGGCCTCGCGGTGTCGGATCTGGCTCGACGTGTCCGTCGGGACGGTCAGGACGGCTGAGTCGTCATTCTGGAGACCGGTGTCGATCCCGACCGTCACGAAGCCAGGATAGGAAGGCGCGGTGTCAGCGACGAGCGGCGAAGTCACGAGGCACCCGAAGTCGCCCGAGGCGGCCCCGGTGTCGCTGATGAGCCATCGGCCAATATGACCACAAACCACGCCGAGCGGGGTCGATACGGTTTCGAGGGCCGCGGTGTTTGAGGCGGCGACGCCGTTCACATCCTGAACAGGGACGTCCCAAAGGAACTCGTTACCAGCCTGGACGAAGGGGATAAGGTTCTCCGAGCCGTCCGTCAGGACCGAGCCAATCCGGCGAGGGTTCGCGTAGCCGGTCGCGTCGGCGAGGAGGTTCGCCGCCGTGAGGCTCGTGTCGAAGCCGGCGTCGATCGCACCGGTCGAGGTGTTCCGGATCAGGAAGACGTGATACCAGGTGTCCGCCGAGAGGGTGAGACCCGACGGGAAGCCGCCGTTCCCCGTGCCCCAGGCTCCATCAATCTCCCGAGTCAGGCCCGCGGCCAGAACAAGGTCGACCGTATCGTCGTCGGATCGGGCGGCCCCTTCCGCGATGTCGATGTCGTGGTCGGTGTCGGTCCCGATCGAACAGATGAGTCCGTCGATGTAGCCCCGGGCCAGGACGGCGTCCAGGGCCCGCGACCCGTCGAGGAGATGGAAGCGGTCGGTCGATTGCTCGTAGCGGAGGATCGCGTCCCGACCCGTGGTGAGGTCGCCGGCCGCCAGGACCGCGTCGGTCTCGCGCCGGACGTCCTTCGCGCCGAGGCCGTTCACGTTGACGGTCGTCGCTCCGGTGTTGGCGTTCGCCGGGCGGAAGATGACCAGGGCGCCGTCGGTGATCGCCGCGAGCCGTTCGAGCCCGCGCTTCGCGCCGACCTTCGTGAGGGTGATCGTGTTCGTCCCCGCGGCCGTGTAGTAGAGGCCCGAGTGGGCGTAGTTCGCGATCGCGTCGCCAAGCTGATCCAGGTCCCCGTTCGAGAGCGTGATCCCGTTGTCGACGATGACGTTCTGGACTTCCTGGGGAAGCTGATTCCACTCGGCCGCGGTGAGGGTGCCGCCCGTGATCTTGCCGGTGAGGTCTTGCATGGAAGCGGGGCTCCTTTACGGGAGGTCGATGAAGAGGAGGTCGACGTTCGCCGGCTTGACCTTGTTGAAAAGGCAAGTGACGAGCGCGAGCTCGGCGGAGTCGAACGTCAAGGGGAAAGTATAGGGGAAGACGCTGGACGTCTGGTCCAGGTCGACGAGGATCGTGTGATGGGCCGTCCGGGAGTCGGGGAAGAAGATCATCGGGAAGTCGTAGGGGAAGGCGCCGTGGCTGGCCCCGCCCTTGACCGTGGCCGCGATCCCGAAGAGCGCCGCGAGGGCCACGAAGTCGGCCGCCGTCTGGACTCCCAGGCTCACGAGCTTCGCCAGGACGTTCCGGCGTCGCTCGTCTATCGAGCCCGCCGTGTCGGTGAAGCAATCGTCCGGGATCCCGACCGCGGACTCCCACTCCTCGATCATGAGGATCGTCTCGTCCGGGAGGATCTCGTCGCGGAACTCCACGATCAGGTCGGTCGAGCGGAGCATCTCCCCGGCCAGTCCCTCCAGGAGGAGACGCGTGACCGTCCCGTCCAGGCGCCGAGCTCCGAAGGCCCGGCCGGGCGGGAGGTAGTTCGCGAGGACTTCGGTCTGGATGCGGAGCGAGCTCACGGAAAGGCCACCGTCCCGAGGGTCCCGATCTCGCCCGCGGAGATCGTGATGTCCGCCGCCGGGGCGGAGAGCGTGAAGGAGACCAGGCGCTCGCCGGTCTCGGTGTCGACCGTGTTGAAGATCGCCGACCGGAAGGAGTCCTCGGTCACGTCTACCCCGATCTCGGTCCGCTCGGAGAAGAGCTCGTCCAGGTTCGCCTCGATCGCCGTCCTCATCGAGGCCGTGTCCGGGCTGATCGCCGTGAAGGTGAAGTTCGTCGGGACCGCCGTCGGTGCGAGGACGATGACGTCGTCGGTGTCACTCGTGGCGGGCCGGATCGCGTCCAGGGCGGCCTTGACCGCCGCGACCTCGGTGCCTGAGGGGATCGGGCTGATGTCGTTGTCCCGCATGAAGTAGACCGTGACCTGGCCGACGGCCGGGGTGATCTCCTGGACGAAGACCCGCGTCACGCCCGCGATCCCTTTCGCGACCGCGATGATCTCGGTCGCCGAGAAGTGGGCGATCGGGTTCTGGATCCGGTCCAGGAGCCGGGCGCGGAGGGCCGCGTCGGTCTCCCGGTCGGCGCCGCCGCCGATCTCGTCCTCGTCCACCCGGGCGACGTCGTCCACGCCTACGATCGGACTCTCGAAGCGGAGGGCGGTGTTGAAGACCTGGTCCTCGTCCACGCCGGGATCGACGGACTCGACCAGGATGGAGGCGATCTTCCACGAGGCCGCGGGCGAGCCAGTCGCCGGGGAGCTCGGGGTTCCGCTGATCGGGTAGGTGATCGTGTCGGTGTCGACGACCGTGGCCGCGACGTTCGTGACGTTGTATTGGGTCTCGGTCGTCCCCGTGACCGTGATCCGGACCCCGTCGACGAGGCCGTGGGAGCTCGCGAAGTTCATGGTCGCGACGCCGGCCGAGCTCGTGAGCGTCGAGACGGCGGGGCCGGCCGTCACCGCGATCACGGCGGAGCCGACCGTCTGGTAGCGCGTCCCGTCCCCGCTCGCGAGGAAGGTCCCGTCCGCGATGGCTGATCCCGTCGAGCCCTGGGCGACGATCATCCCGCTCGACGTGGTTCCCGGCGTCCGGAGGATTGCGTAGATCGCGGCCCACCGCTCCAGGTTGGCGACGGCCGTGTCGGGGAGGGCTTCGAGGGCGGCCCGGTCGAGGGCGATGTAGAAGTCGAAGACCCGCTGGGCGACCGCGTTGATGAGCGCCGCGAGCCAGGAGTTCTTGAGGGCCGGCTTCCCGCCGACCGGGGCCAGGGCGAGCTCGACGTCGGCGACGGCGCGGTCGATGATCTCGCTGGCTGAGTCGGGCGTGGTGAGGGGCACCGGTTAGACTCCCGTGTTCTGCCAAAGGGTGAAGAGCCGGAACTCGACCTCGGAGGCCGAACGCTGGATCGTGAGGGAGAGGGTGACCCGGCCCTGGGCGGTCGAGCGGACGGTCACGTCGGAGATCGCGACGGCCAGGCCGTCATCAACTAGCCATTGTAGCGCGGCGCGGGCCTCGTCCTCGATCTGGTTCATGACCGCGCGGGTGAGGCGGGTCTGGTCGAAAGTCCAGAGGAGTGATCCGATCTGGAAGCCGGGGGTGTACTCGTTACCGATCCACCCCCTCCGCCGTTCGGGGTTCTTGACCTGGCTCGCGTCCGCCCTGGAGTCGGAGAAGAGGCTCACCGTGATCGCGGTGTCGAAGGTGTCCTTCGTCTCGATGTCCCCATCGAACCCGATCCGGAGGTCGAAGATCCCTCCCGCGAGCTCGTCCAGTGTGGCGTCGATCCCTCGTCCCATGATGTCAGTCTACCCTATCAGGCCCTTGGCCTGGAGGTCGGCGATCAGGGTCCCGAGGACGTCCGCGAGCTCGAAGGTCGTGTGGGCGTCGGCGTCGAAGGCGCGGTCCGGGGTCACGTTCGTCGGGGTGTAGGCCGAGGAGAGCGGGGCCGGCGTGACGCCGTGGAAGCCGACGTTCGTCCCGGTGTGCTTGAGGTCCCCGTCGAGGTCAATGTTCGAGGCCGAGTCCGCGATGATGTTGACGTGGCTCCCGGTGGATTCGACCTTCACCTCGCCCGGAGCTACGACGTCGACCGTAGTTCCCGCCGTGACCGCGATCGCACCGCCGGCCGTGACGTTGGCGTCGCCCGCGACCGTGACGTTGAGGTCGCCGGTCGCCTCGATGTCGATGTCCCCGTTCTCCCGGAAGTGGACCTTCGAGCCGGTGATCGGGTGGAAGACCACGACCTCCCCGGCCGTGACCGGCTTGACCCGCGACTTCGGGGAGCCCGGGAGGACGACGCGCGCCTCGGGGTTCCCGGCGATCGCGAGCATGAGGGCCAGGTTGTTCTCGGGGATGTTGGCGTGGAAGCCATAGGGGAGCCAGACCACGGCGTTCCCGACCTTCCCCAGGTATCCGACCTGTTGGATCGGGAAGTCCCCCGTGTCCTCACTCTCGCGGGTGATGCGCGCCCACCGGATCAGTCTCTTCAGCGCCTTCACTCTTCGCCCTCCTCGGGGTCTTCGCCCTGGGTCGTGAGGCCGATCCCTTCGTCCTCGTCCGAGGGCTCGGCCAGGGCGAGAGAGTAGGCGTTTCGTCGGACGAGGGAGAGCGTCGTCGTCGACCCCTCGTCCTCGGTGAGGCCGAAGGCGACCGAGTTGACGAGCATCATCGCGTTCAAGCCGGCGTAGTCGTCGAGGACCCGGACGACCTGGTTGACGTCCCAAAGTTGGCCGACCTGGTTCCGGTAGCCGTCGACGACCGCGGAGTAGACCGCGGCGCGCGCCTTCCGGATGTTCCGCTCCCACTCGGCGCGCTTCTGGGCCTGGCCGTCCGAGAAGCTCGACTCCGCGGCGAGGACCATCTGGCGGCCCGCCCGGACCTCGGTGTCGATCGCGCGGGCCTCGTCCGCCGACCCCTGATCTACGATCGACTCGATCGTGGTGTCGCCGGCCTGGTCGAGCGGGACGAGGTTCAACTGGCTCGGTGACTTGTAGGTCCGGAAGCGGTCCGAGAGGTCGTACTCCACCTCGGAGCTCATGACGTTGTTACCCCGGTTGTCGACCTGGTGGATCAGGGCGGCGCCCGGGATGACCGTCCCGGATCCCCGAGTGATGACGACGTTCCCGTCTCCGTTCGAGGTGAGCATGACCTGGCGCTTCCGCGCGAGCTTCTCGATGAAGCCGAAGGCGTTGTCGCCGGGCTCGGGGGAGGCCAGGTCCTCGGCCGGGTTGAAGTCCGTCGGGTTGGCCTGGTCGATGACCGAGAGCCTGGAGCCGATGTTCTTGATGGTCCGCTCGATGATCGTCTTGAGGGAGATCGGAGCGACCAGGTCGGAGAAGGAGTCGAGCGTGGAGTCGACCAGGTCGGAGGTCCGGTCGCGGCCGGCGACGTTGACCGAGTGGGATGTGTCGTCGACCGAGGCCGTGACCCGCTCGATGTAGCCGGTGAGGACCCGCTCCCCATCGACGAAGACCTGGGCCGCCTCGCCGCCGAGGAACGGCAGGGGGCGGCCGTCCTTCGACGAGAGCTCGAACGAAAAGAGATTCGAGAGGGCGTCGAGCCTGATCTCCACGCTCGCCGAGACGAAGGAGTCATACTGGACGCCGCCGACCTGGAGCGTGAGGCTCACGAGGAGAGGACCTTGACCGTCCCCTCGATCGCGGACGGATCGTCGAAGTCATTGAGCTTCGTGAGCGTGTCGCCCTGGTCGGAGGACCCGTAGTAGCTGAAGGAGAGGAGGCGGGCCGACGTCAGGTCCGTCCGGACCTCGACGACCTGGGGCCGAAGATCACGCTGTTCGTCGAAGAAGCGGTTGGACGTCACCCGGAGCTTGGCGAGCGCCTCCTCGGTGTCGTCGCTCATCGTGTCGGCCGCGAGGAGCTTCGTCCACTGGGCCTCCAGTCGCTCCGAGACGGAGTCGATCGCGTCGGTGTTGTCGTATTCCGTCTCGGCCGCGGAGAGGTATGCCTGGGCCAGGGCGGTGGCCTGGACGTTCGAGTTCAGGATGTCGCGATTTCGTTGACGCTCGATCCGGCCGGCCGTGGTCGGGAGGATCCGAACGTCATCGTCGCCGTAGCCGAAAAGTTTCTCAAGGGAGCGGAAGGCATCGGTCGAAGAGCCATAGATCCCGCGGATCCCCGTGACCAGGGCGACGCCGTCCTGGCCCAGGAGGTCGGGGTCGTTTACCAGGTCGACCACGTCATCCTCGAAGCCGGTGAGGCTCGCGTCGAAGGAGTCGATCTCCGAGGCGGTCGCGGCCGAGACCTGGATGGCCCCGCGGACCTGGGTCGCGATGTCGGTCGCCTTCGCGATCGCGTCGGAGAAGTTCCCGGGGAAGGTCTCGGTCACCTCGAACCGATCACCGATGTCCGCCTCGGCCGCCGAGGTGACCGCGTCGGCGCCGTTCGAGACCGACCCGACGACGCTCTCCGTCGCCTGGGGGAGGGCGTCGGCGTCGTCCACGGCGAAGGTCATCTCGATCGTGGCGTCGCCCAGGCGGGTCATGTCTTCGGTGAGGCTGAAGCTCATGACGCCGACGGAGTTGAACTTCCCGAGGAAGGGGTGGACCAGGACGCCGGGCCCTCGCTCTTCGAGCGCGTTGACCAGGGCGTTCCGGACCTCGCGGTAGTCGCGGATGACCCCGCCGGCCGCGTCCCGCTGGGCCGCGATGATCCCGCTGATCGAGAACTCGCGAGGGGTCCGGCCCAGGTCTTCGAGGGCCTGGCGGTCGGAGTTCGGGAACCGCTTGAGGACCTGGCGGCGGCCGCCGGTCAGGCCAGTCGAGGAGACCAGGAAGGGGACGCCGCGGAAGGACGCCCGCTGGAGATCTTGGAGGTCCACCTAGAGGGCCTCCGCCATGTTGACGCCCAGGGCGAGGCCGCCCTTGTCGCCCGTGGTCTTCGACTTCACGCTCGCGATGGTCCCCTTCGGTGCGTTGAGGTTGACGTCGACCTGGGTCTGGTTGCGGTTCGTGAGCTCGCCGGCCGCCTTGACGTTGAGCTCCTCGTCGTCGCCGAAGCCGAAGAAGCTCTTGACCCCGCTGACCAGGCTCGCCGCCCCGGCCTTGATGGAGTCGAAGTTCGCGAGGATGACCGCCACAGCAGCGATGAAGGCGGCGATCAGGATCGCTACCAAAGCAACGGGCGCGGTCACGGCCGCGACGATCGTGGTCCCGATCGTGCCCATGACCAAAGCGAACTTTCCGAAGAAGAGGAGGATCGGAGCCGCGATCGCGAGGACCCCGATGATCCCTGCGATGATCTTCCCGGCCACCGGGCCGAAGGCCTCCAGGGTCACGATGACCCCGCGGATGATGATCCCGACCACGCGAAGGACGGGCGCCAGGCCCTCGCCGATCATCGCCGCGAGGATCTTGATCTCGCCGAACGTCCGCGCGGTCTCGCGGTTGAAGCTCCCCTGTTGCTTCGTGAAGGCGGCGACCAGGCCGGTCCCGGTCTCGAAGTCGACCCCCATCTGGTGCATGATCGCCGCGTTGTTGGCGATCTGTTTCTCGCCCAGGGAAGCGACCGCGGTGAAGCCGCGGATGTTCGGGATCGCCTCCGAGAGGGCGTCCTTGTCCTTCTTCGCGGCGACCGCGAGGGCCTGGAGCGCCTTCTGGAAGCCGACCGTCTGGATGGCCGCGGCCCCCATCGGGACCTCATGCTTGCGGAGGACCTTCGCCGCCTCGTTACTCGGGCTGATGAGGGCGGAGATCGCGCCCTTCAAGGCCGTCGTCGCCTCCTCCGCGTTGAGGCCGCCGAGGGTCAACTGAGCCGTCGTCGCGAGGAGCTCCTGGTAGCCGATCCCCGCCGCCTTCGCGACCGGCGCGACCTTACCGATGTTCGCCGCGAGCTCGGCGACGGTGATCTTACCCTTCTTCTGGGAGGTGAAGAAGCTCCCCGTGACCTTCGCGGCGTCCCCCGCCCCGAGCTCGTAGGCGTTCATGATCGACGTGACGCCGTCGACCGCGACCGAGAGGTCAGTGACGCCCGCGATCGCGAGCTTCTGGGATTCGCGGAAGACCGCGAAGGAGGCCTCGTTCGCGCCCAGGGCGGACACGGTGTCGAAGAGCGCCTTGTTCGTGTCCTCGATCGAGAAGCCCATCTTGACGGACTCCTTCTGGAGCCCGGCCAGGCGCCCCTCGAACTTCTGGATCGCGGCGTCGTCGTCCAGAAGGGTCAGGACGTTGAAGAGTCCTTCCTCCATGTCGCCGAAGGTCTTGGCGGAAGCCACGGCCGCGGCTCCCGCGATGACCGAAGTCTGCTTCATCTTCTGGCCGAGCTTCGTGACCCGCTGGTTGAGCCCTCCGGCGGCGGCGTTCGCGCCCCGGAACGAACGCTTCATCCGGTCGGTCGCCGCCGACATCTTCCGCGCCACCGCGGAGTAACGGTCGGAGGCGATGAAGCTGAAGACGACACGGTTCGCCACGGGCTAGGACTTCCTCTTGAGTTCTCGCTTGATCCGTTCCGCCAGGCGGCCCGCGTGTTCTTCAAGCGCGACGAGCTCGGGGATCGGCATGGAGCGGAGGTCGTTGTAGGATAGCCCGCCCTCGGTCAGGACGACCAGATTGAGGATCGTGTCGATCAGTCGCCCTTCATCTTGGCAAACTGAGAAGCAAGGGTAAAATTTGCCATGTAATCGCCCACCATTGACTCGAAGTCGTCCTGGCTGAGGTTGTCGAGGAGGTTCTTCGTGAGCTTCGTCTCGCCGTCGACCATCGCGACGCCGGGCGCCAAGAACAGGCGACGGCCCACGTCCAGGAGGTCGGGGAGGTCGACGTCCGGGCTCATCGCCAGGACCGTGATGACGTCGGAGCCGCTGATCTGGGGCTCCTTGTCCGGGGTCTCGGCGCCCGCTCCCGCGTCGTCCTGGTTCTTCGGGACCGCGCGCATAAATGCCTGTTTCAGGGCGGCGCACTCCCGCGAGACCTTCGAGCTCGGGGCGAAGAACCGGACGAAGGAGGCGTCGACCTGGTCGCCCTGGTAGGCGTACCGGAGGGGACCGGTGAGGTGGAAGTCGAACTCGCTCTTCGGCTCGGAGGTGGAGGGGACGGACTTGATGGGGGTGGGTTCGCTCATGGAGGCGTGGGTCCTCTGGGTTGGGTGTGGGTCAGTAGTGACGGGCGAGCGCGTTAGATCGCGACGTTGCCCTTGAACTCGACGGTGATCGTCGTGTCGGAGCCGAGCTCGACTTCGTAGTCGGAGAGGAGGGCCGCACCGCTGAAGGTCCGGGTGAGCTCCTTCCCGTCCGCCGTCCGGCCCGCAAGCTGGACGAGGTTCTGGTTCTGGTTCCCCTTCCAGGTCCGCGCGAGCTCGATGAGTTCGACGGTCACGGGGATCTCGAAGGCGACCATCCCGATCGAGCTTTCGACGTTGTTGCTCCACACCTGTTCGGTCTTGCCCTCTCCGATGGAGACGGATCGCATTGATTGCTCACCGAGGCCCTCGGTGAACTTGACCGTGTTGGGGATCGTCGGGACTACTTCGTTGTTGACGATGACCGCGGCGTCGGCGACTTGGATCATGAAGGGCTCCTGATTAGGCGTCGGTCGAGAACGAGACCTTGAGGGTCGCGATGATCGTCCGGAGTTGGGTGACGATGGGGATGAGGGCGGTGATCGTGGCCTTGCCGGCGGCGAGGTCGATCGTGACGGTCCGGTTGTCCTTGAAGTACTTGATCGCCGTCTCGCCGTCCTGGACCAGGACGAAGTCGGGACCCGCGAGGTCCAGGTAGAGCTTGTCGAGATAGGCCCCGATGATCGGTGCGTTCGCCATGTCGCGGCCGCGACTCGCGGCGCCCTCGGTGAGGCGACTCTGGGCGAACCGGGCGCGGAGGTTGTTGAAGAAGTACTCCCGGACCTGGCTCGCCGTGTCGACGTAGTTGAGGAACTTCCAGGTCACGTCCGGGTTCCCGGCCGAGTCGGTCTTGAAGGTCGTCGGGACCTCGCCCACGAGCGAGCCGTTCCCGGCCACGTTGACGCCCATGACCGCGCCGCCGGAGGTGAGGATGTCCTCGATCTCCTGGCGGGTGAAGCCACGGCCGGCCTTGACCAGGGGGAGATACGCCATCGGGGTGTTGAAGTAGGGGAGCGACGCCAGGGCGGGCCCGCCGAACTGATCCAGGCTGGCCGAACTCGTGAGGAAGTTCGTGATGACCTGGTCCTCGGTGAGGCGGAGCGCGCGGATCCCCGCGAAGAGCGCCGACTTGACATAGCTGGCCTCGTTCTGGGCCGGCCCGAGGTACTGGGTCGTGGCGCCAGCCGTGTCCTCGGTGATCTGTTCGTCCACGAAGACGACGAGGTTCTGGTCGTTCAGGGCGTCGAGCGTGGTCTGGGCCGCGGACGCCGTGTCCTGGATGGTCACGATCGCCACGCCGTCGAGGACGTCATTCGTCGGGTTGAAGCGGGGGGAGAGGAAGGCGGCGACCACCGTGGTCGCGGCGTAGGGCCAGATGACCCCCTGGTAGCGACGGGTCGAGGGGACCACGTCGAAGACGGAGGTGAGCGTCGGGTCGGTGGAGCCTGCCGTCGTCTGGACGATGTCGACCGAAATCGTGATCCCGGCGACGTCGACCACGAGCTCGACGCCCAGGTCGTTCGCGACCGTCCCGTCATTCGCGGCCGTGACCGTTACGGCGGCGGAGACGTTACCCACCGTGAAGGGGGCCTTCGTGTCGAGGGCGGCGGCGGCCGTGATGGCTGCGGCGACCGTGGCGGCCGTGTCACCTGAAGCGACGGGGACCACGATCGAGTGATCGAGCTCCGAGCCGAGGACCAGGGTCACGGTCCCGGCGGCGGTCGCGGTTCCGGTGAGGGTGAAGTCGACCACGCGGGGAACGCCCGAGCCGTTGTCGTCGAGGGGGATCGCGTCGATCTTGACGACGGGGTTGACCTTCTTGTAGGCCCGGACCATGCCGGCGATCTGGGAGCGAGCTCCGAAGAGCGTGTCGAAGTCGTCTCCGACGTTCTCGACCAGGGCGCCCGAGGTGGACGTCGCGGCGGCGGTCTGCTGACCGACGACGAGAACCCGCTGGGCGGTGTTCTGGACGGTCTGGTTCGCGTTCGCCAGGGTGAGCGTGACGGACGGCTGGGAGATCTCGTTCATCTGGGTCTACTCCTCGGGGGTCCCGTCCTGGACGGGGATGTTCTTCGACTTGTGACGCCGCGGCGCCTCGGTGGGTTGCTCGACCACGAGCTCACAACAATCGTCATGTCTCGCGTCTCGGAGGCGTCGGCGCCAGGTCGGATCCAGAGGAGTCCCGTGTTCGTCCGCTTCGGCGCGGACGATCTGGCCGGGCTGGAAGCCGCGGATCCCGGCGCTCTTCACGCGGATCTTGACCTGGTTCATGTGTGGCTTGACCTTGTTTCTGGGTGGGTCCGGGGGGTCGGGAGAGAATGTAGCGCAAGCCTAGCCGGGGCTCGCGGTGACCAGGTCGGCCGGGACCGAGACCGAGACCGCGTCGGCCGAGAGGTCGAAGGAGGAGCCGCCGTCGACGTAGTCGAAACAGACCGAAGTGAGGTCGGTGTCGTCGAACCCGAACCGCCACCAGTGGACCAGGCTGGCCGAGCTCGCATAGTCCCCGGAGTCCTCGTTCCAGTCGATCCCGGCCGCCCCGGCGAAGAGCTCGGCGACCTCGTCGCCCGTCAGGACCGAGCTCCACATCCCGGCCGAGTGGTAGTAGTAGTGCGCGCCGTCGCCCGGGGTCGTCGAGCGGTTGGCGCCGATCGCGATCTCCCGGACGATGTCGGTCATGGTGCCCGCGTTGTCCGAGTTCATCGTGGTCGCGGCGACCAGGGCGCCGTCGAAGTAGGCGAGGAGCGTGTCGGTCGGGCCATCCCAGGTGAAGACCATGAAGAGCCACTCGTCCTCGGTCTGGACGGACTCGTACTCGTAATCCTTGATGACCGCCGTCGTCGGCGACCATGTCTCGATCTGGATCGGGTCGTTCGTTTGGCTGCCGTTCGTGGTAATCCGGATCCCGTTCGCGACCGTGCCACCCTGCATCATGAAGAGCGTCCCACTCGCCGTGAGCGCGCGGGCCTTCGGCTGCACCCACATTGCGACCGTCCACGCGTCGGCGATCCCGACCGTCTTGTCGGTCTTGTCCCTGACGACCTCGATCGTCCCGGAGCTCAAATTCAGGTGGAGGCTCTGGGTCTGGGGCGGGAAGGACGGCGCGGGCGTGACCGCGACGGCGGCCTCGTCGAGGGTGAGCGCGGACGCAGTCAGAACGGCGAGGCCCGTCCCGCCGTCGACCTCGGGGGTGAGGGTGAGGTCGATACACTCGAAGGCGACGTCCAGGTCCGGGCCGACGGTGTCCTCGAAGTTGAGATCGACCGTTTGCTCGAAGTTGTAGGCGTGGACGTAGACCGACGTGTCGTAGCTGGAGGTCCCGTGGGAGTCGAAGACGAGGTTCGACTCGGCCCCGGAATAGAGGCGAGAGTCGAACGCCTTGAAGAGGAGCGACTGGCAGATCGGCTGGAATAGATCCTCGGCCAGGTCTCGGGCCGGGCGGCCGGCGACCGAGCCCGCGGTCGGCATGAGGACGTAAAGGGTGAAGGGCTGGATGATCTGTTGCCGATAGTAGTTGTTCGACTGGAGGCGATCGACCCCGTCGCTCTTGATCGCCCGGCTCTTCGAGGAGACGACGTCGCCCAGGACGACGAAGGCCCAGAGGTCATTGGTCTCCTGTTCGGTGTAGACCTGGATGATCCGGTCGGGCGTGGCCGTGGCGGAGATCCTCGGCTTGACCCGCGCGGTGATGGTCCCGATCGGCGTGGGGAGTGTCGCCGCGAGGGCGTGGGCGAAAGTGAAGGTCGACTCGGTCGGTGTTTCGAGGACCGCATAGGCGCCGTTGAACTGGCGGAGCGCCGACTCGGCGCCCTCCAGGACGGGCGAGCCGGTGGCGGTCACGGCGCCGGAGTCCGGCATGGTGAACTGGATCGTCAGGTTGTCGATGATGTTCGTGATCTCGAAGGTCCCGTTGAAGTCCGCCTCGGTCGCTCCGCTGATCGTGACGGTCGTCGCGACCGCCGGAGTGAGGTCATGCTTCGAGGCCAGGACCAGGGTCCCGACGGTCCCGACCCGGACCAGGGAGGTGATAGAGATCGGGACGACCGCGCCCAGGATCACGACCACGTCGCCGGGGTCGAGGTTGTGCTTCTCCCCGCACACGGCCGTCATGACGGTCCCGGAGCCGGTGAGCGCGGAGACCGGGACGGTCCTCGTGAAATAGGGGGTCTTCGTCGGGAGGACCGACGCGAGCCTGGAGACGACGTCGAGAGCTCGCACGCTACTTCCCGAACGCCCTGGTCAGCGAGTCGGAGTACTCACGCTCGACCGTGCGGGATGTGACCGCCCGGACCGCGTTCCCGATGCTCGGCCGGGCCTCCATCTTGCGAGTCCCGAACTCGACGAAGGACGCATACTTCGGCGAGCTCGCGGCGATCCCGTAGCCGAAGTCGAGGCCGACCACGCCGCGCACCCTCCAGGAGAGCGCCTTCCGGAGCCGACCGGTCCGGTTCGCGTGGGTCTGGCCGGGCGCGGACGCGATGTGTCGGCGGCGCCGGCCGCCCCGGGTCCGGATCCAGTAGACCCGGCCGGTCTTGTTCTTGGCGAGGATCTCCTTATTGGCCTCCCGGTGGAGGTCCCCGGCGAACTCGAACCACGCGCGGCGGACGGCGGCGGCGGTGATCCTCCCGCTCCGCTTGATGGTCGCGAGGTGTCGCTCGCCCTCGCCGTTGATGCTGAGGTCGATCCTGACTCGGCTCATGCCTGGGAAGCCTCGAAGCTCTTGTCGCCCCGGTCGGTACATAGGAGGACCATCCACTCGTTACGCTCGTCGAGGTCTTCGACCTGGACGACGTCGAGCCGGGTCTCGTCCTGGAGGATGATCCAGGACTCGGAGCTCACCCCTTCATCGTAGCGGATGATGATCTCGTGGGTGATCGCCACGTCGACGCCTACCCCGGCGAAGAGCGTCCGGCCGGCCGTCGTCCGGACCGTCGACCATCGCTCGATCGCGCGGGCCTTGAATTGTTCCAGGAAGTCGGCGCTCCCGAAGTCCGGCTCGATGATCTCCCGGTCCGAGATCCGGATCCGGTCGCGCATGGGGCCGACCTGGGCGCGGCGGTCTCGCTTCCTGGTGGACTGATGGGGCATGGACTACGCCTCGCGACAATCTTCGAGGGGCTTGATGACCGCACAGATGATGTCGAGCGCGTCCAGGCCGCCGCCCGGATCTCCGACGAAGGAGATCTCGATGTCGATCTCCTGGTCGATGACCAGGCCGGGGTGGTCACTCGGGAGGATCCCGATGAAGCCGAAGTCCCACGAGCCGAGCTTCGCGGTCCCGTACTCCGACATCGTGATCTCTCCGCCCAGGCGGACCCTGACTCGCTTGTCGGCGGCCGCGGCGGAGGCGAGGCCGGTCGTGACGGTGATCGTCCCGGCCGCGGCGTCCAGGCTGACGATCGCCCCGGCGTCGTGGACCGTCCCGTCGTCGAGATCGACCTCGATGACGTCGCCGACCTGGAAGACCCCGGCGTTCGTGACGTTGAGGATGACGTCCGGGTTCGCACCCGCGGCCGTGAGGAGCTCGTCCTTCCCCGGGTCGTAGACCTTGAAGCTACAGGTCGCGCTATCGGTCGTGTTGTCGAGCGCGTTCTCGTTCAAGACGTCCTCGGGCGCGATGAAGCGGACCGGGACCGAGGACTTGTAAGGGAGCTTGAGGCGTGCCATGACGATAGTCTACCTGACCTTCCCCTCGCCCCGGACCGCGGGCTGGGCGTCGCTCTTGCCGGACACGGCCGCCCTGGCGGAGCTCGTGGCGTGGACCGCGGACACGGCGTCGCCCTGGCCGGACACGGCCGCCCTGGCGTCACCCTCCCCGGACACGGCCGGCGTCGCCCTGGAGCGGAAGCGGAGGATCCCGACGATGGCGGCGGAAGTCGCGATCGCCGTCCCGATGGCCGACCAGATGATCGAGACCGCGGCCGCGGCGGCCTTCGCCGTGTTGGTCGCGACGGCGGACGAGATGGACCAGACGATCGAAACCGCGGCGGAAGCCAGGACCGATCCCTGGATCGCGGAGGCGGCGGCCGACCAGACGATCGAGACTGCGGCCGCGGCGGCCTTCGAGGTGTTGGCCGCGGCGGCCGACGCGATGGACCAGACGATCGAGACCGCGGCGGAAGCCAGGACCTTGGCGTTCGCCGCCAGGCCGGACCCCGACCAGACGATCGAACCCGACCCGGCCGCGGCGACGGGCTGGCCCCAGGAGAGGATGAGCTCCGACGAGTCCCATATCCGCGAGGTCGGAAGCGTGGCCGAGGAACTCGGCGCGATCGTGATCCCGAGTAGTGATCCGGACCCGTAGCCTCCCTGGTCGATGTACTCCTGGATGATGGTCTTGAGGTCCGCCGGCTCGACCTCATACCAGGTATTATTGGACGAGAAGGACGGGAAGGTCGCGTTTGCAATCGAGCCCAGGGGGGTGGTCCGGACCGTCGAGTCGTCGGCCTCGTAGAGGTGCGGAAGCTGGCCGATGAGGGGGTAGTTCCGGCTCGCGAAGGCATAGGCGGTCGCGAAGTTGTGGGGGTACATCCCCGGATTCGAGAGCGTGGAGTCGGCGGTCCACAGGACCGAGATGTAATTCGACGAACTCACCCCCGCGTTGTTCTGGTAGTTGAAGACGTACCGGTTCCCGACGGTCAGGGCGGGGCCCGCCGTGAAGGTGAAGTTCACGAGCGAACCACTCGAACCCGTGCCGGGGGTGTTGAAGGTCCGGGTGTTCGAGGTGGCGATGATCCCGACGCCCTCATCCGGCCGGTCGTCGCTGCCATCATTCGCGCGACACTGATAGACCTCGACGGTCTGGGTCGCTGACCCGTTGGAACCAGTCCGCTTGAGGCGGAGAGTGATCGAACCGAGAGTATGGGGCCCGGCGCCCAGGTCGTTCGAGACAAGGAAAGCCTGGCCGAGTCCCGAGGTCGGATTCGCGATCGCGTCGGAGTTGATAGGGTACACCTGGATGGTCGTGTCGGTCCCATATTTGGCGTTGATCGACGAGGCCCCGGCGTCGAAGACCTGGTGGTTCATGCGGCCGATGAGGTCCACCCCGAAGAGGTTTCCCTCGGCCCGGTTGAAGAAGTGGTCCGTCGGAGACGAGTCCCAAAGTCCGTCGGATGCGAGCGCGGCGATGCTGATGTTCGCGGCCGTCTGGGTCGATGTACCCTGGGAAAAGCATCGGAGATAGGCGCGGGTGATGAGTGACCCGGCCGGAATCGTGGTCGAGTTAACCCCGAAGCGAAGGAAGGCGGATTGACGGTTATCGTTCTTCGTGATCGTCCGAAAGCCCGCGGTGACGTTGACGTGTTGGTCGATGTTCGGCGAATTGAGCGCGGCCAACCCCTTGTAGTGGGCGGTCGTCGGGCCGGTCGCCGCCCCGGGCGCCGGGTCTAGCGTGAAGGTCTGATTGACGCCTGAGTCGGCCACGATCTACGAGCTCGCTCGGGTGACGATCCGCTCCTCACGTCCCCACTCGTTCGTCGTCTTCTGGACCCGGACCAGGCTTCCGAGGCTCGCGGATCGGCGGTCAGCCTCCAGGTTCCAGGCCGCCGTCTCCTCGTGGCCGGGATGTCCGGCCGCGACCTGGCGCGGGTCGACGTAGGTGTAGGTCCGGACCTGGGTCGCTCGGAATAGCGTCGGCCCGATCTGGATCCCGGGCGACGCGATGGTGATCTCGCACACGTCGGCGCAGAGCTTCATCTGCGCGGCCATGTCGAGCCCCATATGAGCGAACGCCGGGAACGGCATACCCGACACCTCGATCAGGCGAGCCGTCATGGTCAGGAGCTTGATCCCATAGAACTCGAAGCCGCCGACGACCTTCTCGTCGCGGTCGAGCATCGCGAACCGGATCGGTCGGATGTGAAGGCCGAGCATGTCCTGCTCGGCGAGACGTTGCGCCTCTCGGGCCAGGAAGTTCTCGACGGCCTCGGCCCCTTCGCGTCGCTTCACGAGCTCGACGGACTCTTCGAGCGTCCCCTGGGTCCGACACTGGATCTCCGGAGGGAGCCGGCTCCAGGCGTCGTGGAGGTATTCCTTCACCCGGCCACGATCGAGCGACGGGACGTGGTGGACGTCCCGCATGATCCACTGGCCGCGATCGCCGAGAGTCATGTCGGGGAAGCGGACCGGAAGCGGCGGCGGGACGAAGACGTCCGCCATGACTAGGCGACCGTGACGGACAAGGCTCCGATCGCGAAGACGACCAGGTCGTTAGCGCCGATCGCGAGCGATCCCGATAGCGCGCCGTGGACCAGGAGGTTCCCGCCGGAGCTCGCGTCCAGGATCGCGAAGTGAGTGAGCGTCCCCCATGATCCAGTCGCGAGGGGAAAGATGATCGCCGCGGTGTTCGTCGCGACGCCGGCCGTGACGGTGAAGTTCCCGACGACGGAGACGCGTGTGTACCCACTACCCGCGGGCTCGGCCAGGCCGGCCCCGGTGTCGAGCGGATCCGCGGTCGAGAGTGCAAGCTGGACGACCGTCGGGCTCGTGAAGCCGATGTTGTTGAGGACGTGGTCCGCGAGGGCGTCTTCGAGGTAGTCGGAGGCGGCTGACATGGTTAGACCCTGCTGATCCGGAATTGATCGAGGATGGCTCCCGCGCCGGACTTTCGGACGATGTCCGAGCGCGTCACCGACATCCCCGAGGATACCGGATCGACGTCTCCCCGGTTCTCGTAGAGGTGAGCCACGATCCGGAGGACCGCGGACTTCGCGACCTCGACCAGGTAGGCCGGGGTGGTCGTGGTGAAGACGATCGTGATCCCTTGCTCGCGGATGTCGCCGTCGGTGGGCCAGACCTGGTCCTCCTGGAGGAGGATCTCGGAGGACTGGACGTCCCGGCGGAGGTAGTAGACCGACGAGCTCACGACCACCGGGGACGAGCTCACGGTGTAGGAGACGGAGGTGATCGCGTCGACCAGGTCGCGCCGGACACAAATCCGATCCTCGAACTCGTCGAGGAGGAGGTTGTAGGTGTTCGCGCGAACGTCCCGCCGAGTGTACGCCTCGACCGCCTCGGTCGCCGTGTGGAGTAGTTGGGTGAGGATCTCGTCGTCGGCGTCACTATGGAGGCGGAGGTGGTCCTTCGCTTCCGTCACCGTCACGGGCGGCGGCCCCGGGTCCGTTCGGACGTAGACCTGGCCCACGGGCTACTGAGCTCGGCGGCGTCGGGTGCGGCGACCTTCGGGCTTCTCGGCCTGGTCGGCCTGGTCCTTCTCGGCCTCGTCCTGGTCCTCGTCCTGGTCCTCGTCCTGGGCGTCGGGATCGACCTCGGGGGCCTCCTCTTCGGCCTGGTCGACGGCTTCGGCCCAGCCCTGGCGAACGGCCTCGTCTGCCATCGCATCCACGAGCTCGTACTCGACGCCCTCGATCGCGAGGATCTGGGGGTGTCGGGGGTCCTTCGGGTGGGCCATCCGGATCGTCCGGCTCATCTTGACGGTCTTCATCGTGGGGGTCCTTTCGTGGGAGTCGTGGGTGGAGGGGAAGAAGGGCGCCGGGTGCGGCCTCGCCACTCCCACGAAGCGGCGGATCGGCCGGCTTACTCCCGGCGCCCTCGTCAGGTCAGGGGATCAGGTGGACTGATCGGCCACCGGGATGTCTCGCGGGTGCGAGAGGATCGCGACGGCGCCGATGACGCCGGCCGAGATCGTGCCGGTCTCGGTGAAGACGGCCCGCTGGTGGCGCTTCTTGCCGATCGAGCCTACGCGGTAGACCTTGTTGGCGTCGGTGATGATCACCTGCGCCGCGATCGTGTCGCTGAGGCGCCCGAGGATCTCGTCGGAGGGGACCGCCGTCCAGGTTCCGACGGGGGAGCCGGAGCCGTCGTCGTCATCCTCTTCGAGGGTGACGTCGAAGCCGCCGCCGACGAAGGCCGTCCCGACGTTGATGACGTACTCCAGGCCGTTGAAGCCCAGGGTGTCGATTGCGATCCCGTTCGTGTCGGCGGCCAGAGCGGCCGGCGCCAGGGCGAGGGCCGTGTTGACCCGTGAGTGAAGATCAAATTCCATGATGAGGTCCTTCCTCTTGATGAGGTGTTGCCCTGGTGAAGGGCGTGAAGACGCCCGGCCGGTACTTCCGGCCGGGCTATCAGGTCAGGTCAGGGGCTCGATCAGGTCGAGCACTTCAGGAGAACGATCGGCTCCTGGAGCGTCACCTGGCCGGTGTTCCAGCGGTTCATCGTGAACTCCACGATGCCCGACTTCTTGAGGGTGAACTCGTCGCGCACCACCGTCAGGCCGATCCGGTCGACGATCGTGTAGGCCCGGCGGAAGTCGCCGAAGGCCACCGGGAACGCGTTGGCCGCGATGTCCGGCATGGAGTTCGCCAGGATGTAGGGGAAGCCTCCGATCGTCGGAGCGACCCCGCCGTTCATGTTCGGCTCCCACAGGAACGACCCCGCCTCGTCCGCCGCGGACACCGCGTCGGCCCGGAAGGTCCGGATCCGCGCCAGGGTGCGACGGTTGAAGACATAGACCGGATCGTATCCGGCCTTCAGGTCGCCCGTCAGGAGGATCATCGAGTTCGCGCTGATGTCAGCCGCGATCCCCGAGGTCCGGAAGCCGCCACCGTTGCCGCCCGCCGTGATGTCGTTCGTCGTGATGGTCGGGTGGTTCGCGAAGCCCTGGGGCTGTTTCAATCCCGTCCCGAGGACGTAGCCGTTACCCTCACCGAAGGCGAAGCCCTCGGCCGAGTCCATCGCGATCTCGGACTCCATGTCGAAGGCCGAGTCCTGGAGCATGTCCAGGGTGATCGGGCTCGTGTGGGTCTGGCGGAAGGGCGTCACCGTGGACGCCTCGTAGGTCGCCACCGAATCGGCGCCGGCCTCCGTCTCGCCCTCGTAGGTCGCGGCCGGGATCGAGCTCCGGATCGGGAGCTCGATCGACTTCCCGCCGATCGTCCTCACGCGTGCGATCGAGCGGATCGGGTCGATCTCGGTGATCTTCTTCGTGATGACGTTGTCGAGCTCCGTCGGGACCAGGACGCCGCCTTCGGTGGCCGAGTCCGTCCGGAGGAGTTGCTTCTGTTCTGCGCTCAGTCGGCTCTCGCCGCGGATCGCGAACTCCTGAAGGGCCTTGTACTCGTCCGACGCCTTGTAGTCGGGATCGGACGCGGGGCCGTTGCTTCGCGCCAGGACGATCTCCAGGGCTTCCATGCGGGCCTTGATCTCGGTCGCGGAAGCCTGGGAGCTTTCGAGCTTCTCGATGAGCTCCTTCTTCTCGACTTCGTGCGTCTTCGCGAGCTCGCGGGCCTGGGTGAGGGGCTGGAAGATCTTTTCCTCGGCGGAGTCGAGGAACGTGTTGATCCGCTCGACCTTCTCGTGGTCGACGCGCGCGCCCTTGAGCTCCTCGCGGAGCTCCTTTACTGCGCCGTGGACCTGTTCGATGTTCGCTTCGCTCATTTTGGGGGGTGTTCCTTTTGAAGGGGTTGATGTGGGGGTTGGTTGTTTTCGGGACCTTCGAGGACCGACCTCCCGCCGGCCGCGGCTTAGAGTGCCGCCTTCGCTTCTTGCAGTTCCCGCAAGATTGAGCTCAGTACTTCGGGATCGTAGCGCACCACCTTCGACTCCTCGGTCGGAGCGGGCTCGACGGCCACGATCCGGCCGGCCAGGTAGCGCGCCGCCGAGCGACTGAAGGCGCCGGTCTCCTGGAGTTTTGCTTCCAGGTCGCGGACCGTCATCTCCTTCGCGATCGCGATGTCGATGAAGCCGGCCTGGGCCGCGAGCGCCTCCTGGATCGCCTTCACCTCGACGATGTTCGCGCCCTGGTTCCCGGGCTCGTCGACCAGGGAGCTCTCGAAGAGCGTCGCCCGGAAGATCCGCCGGACGTCCTTCTCCAGCTTGTCGTCGAGGGCGACGTAGCCCACTGAGAAGTCGGAGATGACGCCCTGGCGCGCGAGCGCGAACGCTTCGCGACCCTGCTGGACCTCCAGATTGATCTCGCCGATCCCGAACAGACCGCGCTCGTCCTCGCGGACGGACTCGATCGGGAAGCCGCCGACCGTCCGGCCGTGGTGGTCCTTCAGGCGGACCGGGCGAGCTCCGCGAGCTCGATGCTCCGCGAGCGTCTCCAGCCAGGCGCCGGGGACGAACTGATCCGGGACGCCGAAGCGGCCACCCGTGTCCGGCTGCCAGGTCGAGAGGTATCCGGCGACGATCCCTACCGGGACGCCGTTCCGGTCCGCTTGCTTGACCTCTATCACTGAGCTCCGCGCGACCTTGACCTCGATCTGGTAGGGGTGACTCTTCGGCTCGGCCTGGGCGGCCCGATCGTCCGCGAGCTCCTCGACCACGCCGGCCTGATCGTCCACGTCGGTCTCCTCCCCCATCCCCTCGACCTCGACCTCGACGGCCGTGATCTCGATCTCGTGAGCGTGTCGCCGAAGCTTCACCGCCGGCCCGAGGCTGAGGTCGGTGTTGGCCTTGACCGTGTCGCCGACCTCGACGTCCTCCTCGATCCATACCCCGTGATAGTGACCGTCGATCGACGTGGTGGGGTACCACCCCGCCGGGATCACGCCCTCCGGTAGGAGGACCTCGTGGGGCTGGTCGTGATGCTCGTCGACGAGCGTCAACAGGATCATAGGGAGCTCCTCATCTGGGCGATCTTTCGGACGTCGTGGGAGGCGGAGCATCGACAATTCACGACGTTCCCCGCGCTCGCTCCGAGTGACGTGTCTCCAGGATACATCAGGCGCTCGCCCCCCACGGTGAAGGGATCCGACGCCGGGACCTCCTGGCCGTCGGCGACCTGGTGGATGGTGCGGACACGGCTATCCCCCATAGTGACCCACAACTTCACCGGAAGCGAAACCGGCGGAGGCGGTGAGGAGTCGGGGATCGGGCTGAGTCCGATGAGCGTCCGAGCCTCCGCCTCCTTCGAGAGTTCCGCGACGGCCTGGGTCTCGAAGGACGCGATCCCGCTCAACCGGCCGCGCATCCGGCGCTCCAGAACCGAGGCTCCGATCACCGCGGCCTCGTTACGGCCGATCGCCCGGCCCTCCGATTCCTGGACGCGGTCGACCTCGGCCCTCATGACCAGGCGCGCCAGGTCGGCGTCGGCCTGGTCGGTCTCCGCGATGGTCGCGGCCTGGGTGAGGGCGCGAGCTGCGAGGAACGCCGCGAGCGCCTCCTCCAGGGTGTCGGACTCCTCGTCGGTCATCGCCGCCTCCGGAGGGAGCTCGACCCGGAGCGTCGAGTCGAAGCGACCGCGGACCTGGTCGTAGTGGTCCGCCAGGATCGGGCCCATGAGGGTCTCGGAGAGCTCGCGGATCTGGGCGGAGCCCGAGGACGCGAACTGGCGCGCGGCCGTCCGGACGATGTTCCGCTGGGCGGTGAGGCGTTGCCGAGCCAGGGCGTCCTCGAAGGGGATCTTGGCGTCGCCGTCGCGGAGGGCCTTCTGACGATCAGTCGCCACCGGCCGGACCTACTCTCCGTCCTCGTCGTCGGGGACCTGGGTGTTGTCCGAGGTGAAAAGGTCCGACCCGACCGGGACCATCGCGGCGGGCTGGAAGACCGTGTCGCCTCCCTCGATCGGCTCGCGGCCGATCATGCTCCGGAGTTCGTTCGGCGACTCGACGCCGATCTGGCGCCGCTTGAGGAGCTCGTCATTGCGACGGCTGACCAGGGCCGAGACGTCATCCGGGTCGATGAAGAGCGTGTCCCGCCGAGGGTCCAGGCCGAAGCGGGGGAAGAGGAAGTCGGCCAGGCCGCCGAGGATCCGGCGGGAGAGGGGGATGACCGCGTCGTCGTAGAGCGCGGTCTTCGAGTCGCGGAAGTTGGAAAGGGTCTGGCGCGAGTCGGAGATGAGCGGGAGCGGGACGCGATAGACCATCGCGACCGCCTGGGAGGCGATCTTCTGGAGGCCGCCGAAGTCCATGTCCTTCGGGCTGACCCCGATGTCCTTGACCGACATGTTCGGCCCCGCCGTGACGCCGATCTCCCCGGCCTTCGTCGCTCCGCCGTACTGGCGCCGGACGCGCTCCTTCACCTTCTCGAAGTCGTCCTCGCTCATGTCCTCGTCGAAGTGGAAGACCAGGCTCACCCGGCCACCGCGTTCGAGGATCTGTACGTTGTGTTCGGTCCCGAGGATGTGGGAGCGAGCCTCGGCCGAGGCCGAGAGGAGCGGAGACTGGCCGCGGAGGAGCGAGTTGTCCTTCGTCGAGTAGTTCCGGACGACCATGAGCTCGCGGAGGCCGTTCCGGACGTCGATGAAGCGACCGTCGCCACCGTTCACATAGGCCCCGGTGAGCGTCCGGCCCGAGATGGTCCACCGGTCAGGATAGTCCGACATGCTCCCCGCTTCCGGGCTCATGTTCTTGGGGCTGATCGGGACGAGCTCAAGGGGCGGCCGATTCAGATCACCCAGGGCGATCAGGCCGCACTCCCCTGTGATGAGGTAGTTCTTCGCGAGGATGTCGAAGAAGAGCTCGGTCGAGTGCCAGGCGGAAGGGCGCTGGAGGAGGTCGAGGATCTTGTGTCGCCGGACGACGTGGCCGTCGACGAGGAGCGTAGGCGTGACGACGCTGAAGGCTTCGCTCACCCAATTGATCGGGATCGACACCGCGGTCGACCGCTCGAACAGGCTGAGCGCCGAGCTCGCGGACGCGGCCGACCCCTCGGCAAACATGAGGAACCGGCCGAGCTCGTCGGAGGTTCCGAGGGTGTAGGACTTCGTCTCGGCGGCGGAGCGCGCCGCGGTCTTGCGCCAGGGGGTCCAGATCATCCTAGATGAAACCTCGCCTTCGTGCGGCCGATCATGAGGTGGGTGAGCCCCCATACGAGGGCGTCGAGCCTGTTCGGGCTCGTCTTGACCTTGTCGAGGTCGGTCTCGGTGAGCTCCGATTCCAGATCGGGGAGGTCCTTCGTGTGGGAGATGTGACCCTGTTCGTAGAGCATCGACACCGGCTCGGCTCGCGCCTTCTTGCCGACCGACGCTCGAACCTTCACGACCCGGATGTAGGGGTCGATGTTGTGGATCGCGTCCTCTACCAGGTCGCCGCCGTTGTTGACCTCGGCGACGATCTCGCTCGCGTTGAAGGCGTGGTAGGCCGACACGACCCGGCGGGCCCAGGCGCCCGTCGACATCTTCTTCGTGAAGTCCTCGCGGACGATGCCCATGTTCTCGGTGTCGATGGAACACACGACGATCCCACACTCGTCCGATCCGGGGTTGTTTGTGACGGACGGGTCCACGGCGATCACCGTCTTCTTGATGTCGCCAGGCTGACGGAGCCGGGCGTTGACTATGTCCTCGTCGCTCCAGAGCGCCCCCTCGATGTCCGCGAGGTACTGACCATCAAGAAACCGCTGGCGCTGGCGCCTGGGGAGCGATTCTAGCGCACGGAGATATTCAGGGGAGAGGTTCTCGTGGTTGTGGATGGGATTGACCTGGATCGCCCCGGTCTCCAGATCGTGCGGCGTACCGTCCGGGAGACACCCTTCCATGAAAAGACGGTGGGTCCAATGCTTCTTCCCGGGCGGGTTGCAATCGTAATAAAACCTTTGGGAGAGCCCCGACCTTTCGGCGAGACGAGTCCAGAGGGTCGAGATCGCCTCGAAGGGTATCTGGCTGCACTCGTTCGCGTAGATCGTGGAGTACTGAGTCCCGAGGATCTTCTCGACGCGGTCCTGGTCGTCGGTACCGCCGAGCCAGACCTGGGAGCGGCCGCCATCCGCCGCGGGGACGGTCCAGTACCCGTCGGACTTGTTCTCCGCCACGGCGAGCCCAGGGAAGCAAGCTCGAAGGACCCACGGGATCGTCTCGTGACCGAGGGAGATCCGGGCGTGGTTGTATCGGTAGCGAACGATCAGGTGTTTCGATGACTTCTTCACCGCCCGGAGAAAGACGTTCCGGACGAGGATCGCCGTCTTCCCGGAACGAGCTCCGCCGTAGAGCATCCCGTGACGGTGTTGATTGACAACTTCGAGCGCCTCGATCTGGCGCTTCGTCTTGACGAACTTCTCGACGTCGGTCAACAATGTCTAGGTCGCTTCGAGTACGCGGACGATCGTCCGGTCGATCCCCCCGCCGCCCTGGACGGTATCGTTCCCCCCGCCCTCGAAGATCGCGTCGATCGCGCCCTCGTAGAAGTCGGTCCCGTTCCCCTTCCCGGCGGCGCCTTCGAGGGAGATCCGCTCCCACGATCCGATCCGCCAACCGTTCCCGACGGCCGGCGTCCCGCCGAAGCTGAGCCAGAGGTTCCCGACTCCCTGGTTCTGGATCACGAGGATCGTCCTACCGGAGCGGGCCGGAACGATCTCGACCGCGACGGCCGCCGTGACGACGACCTCGGTGTCTTGGTTGATGGTGATCGCCGCCACGTCAGGCGCCCTGATCCTGGTCGTCGAAGTTGAGCTCGACGTGTCCGCTGAGTCCGAGCTCGGTCTTCTCCGCCCAGCCCTGGAGATTCTTCAGGGAAAACATGGTCATCTGCGCGTTCAAGCCTCCGAGCGTCCCGAGTTCGACGAAGAAGGCTTCCTGGATCGCCTTACAATGCTCGGCCGCCTCTCCGAACTCGGGATGTTTCTTCGACCAGGCGAAGATCGTGTCCTTCGAGACCCCGGCCTTCACGGCGTAGCCCGCGAACGTCGGCGGCCGCACCGGGACCGGGACGAACTTCAGGCTCCCCTTGTCGTCGACGTTCTTGATCGAGTCGAGGATCTTGTCGTAGCGACCGCGGAAGAAGCTGACCATGTCCTCCGGGTGGAAGGTCGGGTCATAGATCCGGTTGTGGCCGGCGCCGGGGACTCCTTCAGGAGCCTCCGGGTCCGGGCCTCCGCCGTAGAGGACCCGGCGGGCCTGGTAGCGTTCCGCGGGCGATCGCTTCCGGAGGGGCTTGTCGGATGAAGAGCGTCGTCGTGTCATGCTCTCCAGAGTAGCCCAGGCTACGAGAGGACCGCGCGCGCTCCAGGCGGGAGGGCCAGATAGGTCTCGATCTGGCGGAACGCCTCATCCGCGCCGGCCGAGACGACGACGTGGTAGCCCCGAGCTCGGAGGCCGGCGATGACCTCCTTCTGGGCCTTCGACGTCCGGCCGCCCTTCTCGCGCTTCAGTTCGACACACATCCCGTGGAAGCCACCGCGCGGCTCGGCGATGACCAGGTCGGGGACGCCCGCGAGGACTCCCTCCGCCTTGAGGCGGGCGGCCTCACGCTTCCCCCGCTTCCCTCCGTTCGGGACGGCGAAGACCAGGACGCCGCGGAGGAACTGGCGGATCCTCGCGACGAGGATGACCTGTTCCTGGTGTTCGGTTCTCACCCGGCGCCGGGTTCGGGCGGGCGGTCCGGTCGGCGCGCTTCGAGGTCGCCCTCTTCGGCGGTTCCCTTCTCGAAGGACGTGGCGCATTGACACACCGGGCCGTCAGGAAGGAGAACGCACCCGCACACCTGGGAAGGGTTCGGTCGGAGGATCACACCGACGACGCCGGGCGCGGGCTGGGCGTAGCTGGACCAGACTTCGACGGGAGCTCCGATCGTCCGCACCGGGTCGACCGCGCTCGCCCTGGGCGAGGAACACGCGAAGACCAGGAGGGCCATGAGGACCGCCAGGATGACGAGGGAGAGGATGTCCGACCGCATCCGGAGAACCTAGCCCACTAGTCGAGGAAGCTCGGCCGGCGGGGCGCCCTGGGCGGAGTGAAGCCGGCGCCACCGGCCGCGCGGAGGAGGTCGAAGAGCCGGAGGTTCTCATCGCGGAGGCGGCCGAGCTCCTCGTCATGGCGCTCGTGGTCCTCACGTTCGAGGACGACCAGGGTCGCGACCTTGCGGGGGTCGCGGCTCATCTCCTCGGTGAGGGCCTCGATCCTACGGGCGCGGTCGGGGTCAGTCATCGTCGAGGACGGGCGCGGTCGGGCGGCGGCCATATCGCCCCTCGTAGTATGCGGGCGCCGCGATCTTGACGACCTCGCGGTAAAAGACCCCGATGAGGAACGGCGCGCGGGTCGGGTGGCGGACCAGGATCCAGGCCAACTTCCCCAGGGCGCGGGCGGTCTTCATATCGCGAGTCTCCGGAGGGCGGCGTGGTATCGCTTCGCGAGGGAAGGCGCCGGCCGGACCTCGCGGCCGTAGAGGTTGTCGAGGATGTCGGCGCGCTTCACACGTCGACCCCGCGGCGAGAGCCTAGCGCGCTCGATGAAGTCGACGTAGGTCTCGCCCTCGCGGCGGGACACGGCGTCAACCGCGAGCCGGACCTGGCGGCCGAAGAGGGCCTCGATCACGTCGAGGGAGGTGTCGGTGTCCTCGACGACGTCGAGGAGGACCGCGGCCGCGATCGTGATCGGGTCGGCGCCCTCGGCCTGGAGGTTGGCCGCGACTCGGCGGGGGTGTTCGATGAAGTCGCGGCCGCTTCGGTCGACCTGGCCCTGGTGGGCCTTCGTGGCGAAGGCATGGGAGCGGCTGACCAGGTCGAGGCGGTCGGTGGCGGTCATCGCTTCCGCGCCTCCCAGGCGTCCGAACACCGCTCACTACGGCGAGCTCGGTCGTACTCCGTCCGATCGGTCCCGTCGAACGCGGCCGCGGCCGCCAGGACGGCCGGGCGCCGAAGGCGGAGCGGGCCGTCGTCGAGGAACCCGCCCTTGAACGACATCGCCACACGGCGGAGGACGACCGGGAGCGCCTCCTCCTCCTCGCGAGCCAGGCGCATCCGGGCCTCCCAAAGGAACGGGAGGAGGAGTTGAGTTAAGGACTCGACCGTCGTCGCGTCGCGGAGGTCGCGCTCGTTGCGGGCGTCGATGTCGGCCTGGATCCGGGTCCGGCCGGGGATAGGATATTCAATCGTCATGGGGATCTCCTGAGCTCGCGGATGACGCCGCGAACGGTGGGGGGTTCGAGCTCGGCGATCGCCGCGTCCATGATGAGCCGGTGGTCGCCCGAGGACATCGCC